CGTCACGTTTATTATTTGCCGTGTCAACACCTGTGAAACGTATCTGACCTAATGCTTCTCCACTGGCAGTTGTTGAAAGTGTACCTACGGTTCCGCTTCCAGATTTTAATAGTTGAAAGTCTGGAATGATGCTGTCAGTTGCGCTATATGCTTCCAGTGAAGACCCAGTGTTTCCTGTTGATGCTATGGATAGCTTACCCGCAGGCGAACTCGTGCCAATCCCCAGTGACGTACCTACATAAGCTGTGCCAGACAGGTGGAGGTCTTTGAAGCGTTGAGATGAATGTCCTAAAGTAACAGTTCCGTCAGAAGCCGCACCTGTATTACTTAATGGCCTAATTGACAGATTGGAATAAACCCCTAACCCTGAGCCAGATGCAAATGAACCATACCATTTAAACTCATTTCCAGATGATCCAGAAGCAATACTCCCCACAGTGGTGTTGTCTTTGCGGAACTGAGCAATATCACCGTCTGATGTTCTCCTATTTAGAATTACTGGGGTATTGCCATCGCTTGTAGCATAAACTTGACCACGCTCTCGCATAACAAGACCATCTGTGGTTGTATCTACACTCGTTTTACCCACCAGCAGATTACCGCTGTTGTCAATGCGCATGCGCTCTGTAAGTGTGCCAGAACTATCGTTAGAGAACGTAATGTGTGAACCGTATGCGTTAGTTGACCAGTTTTGAGATGCCAGCACCTGTATCTTCGCACCCGTTTGGCTTGCAGAAGGGTCATCTCCAGTAAACAAAATAGTACCGACAGTGTTACCTGCATTTATACTTGCATCCGCACGGTTTAGCGTAAGCTGCTCCGTACCATCTGTTGAAACTGTAAGTGCAGTTGTAGGCGAACTCGTGCCAATCCCTAGTCGCTCGTCAGCACTCTTCCACACCATTTTTGGCGTGGTGCCTGTGTCCTCGTAGAAGGAGATGTCGCCTGCGCCGCCTACACGCAATCTTTGCGTCTCATTTGTGCCAAGAATTATATCACGAACGCCACTATTAGTGTAAATGTTTGCGCCCTCTGTGTTTAACGCAATACCAAAGTTATATCCGTTACCATCAATGTGAAGTTGGCCCCCACCACTAGTATCCATATTACGATCAGTGTTGTCGTCAAAAATGTGCAGAGGGTATGAAGGGGTAAGGCCAATACCAACTTGATCGTTAACTGTCAAGTCACCCGTCATCGTATCGCCAGCTACTTCAACGTAACGAGCATCTGACTGCAGTTTAGTATAGTGATCTGAGACTACAAATGTACCATAAGCTACAATGTCTACTACGTCACTGACTGCAGCCCCTGTGGTAAGCGTAATGCTTGTACCATTGGTAGCAGTAAAGTCTGTACCAGAGATAAGTTTAACACCATTAAGATATACATCTACATAGCCTGTATCATAGGTAGCAGCAAAGACTGTCTGACCTGCAGTGGCAGTGTAAGTAATACGATCAGATGTACCATTGACAGCAGAACCAGCAGACTGCCACCCACTAGAACCATATACGTTCATAATGTTAGTTGTACTATTGAAGTACAAAGCACCAATAACAAGTGCGTCACCATCATTATCTACTGTAGGTGCAGAACTCTTAGCACCAAGGTAGCGGTCATCAAAGTCATCATATGATGCAGCGGCATTAGCTTCACTGGTAGCAGCAGCACTAGCTGAGTTACTTGCATTAGTTTCGCTTGTTGCAGCATTGCTTTCAGATGTAGCTGCTGCAGCGGCACTTGCACTGGCGGCAGTGGCACTACCAAGGATACCATCAACGTATGTCTTAGATGTAGCATCATTAGCATCCGTAGGTGCAGCCAAGCCAGTTACTTTGTTGGAACCCATTGCAAGGTTACCGGACATAGTATCACCAGATTTAGCTACACGAGTATCACGCTGAGTATCTACATAAGCTTTGGTTGCTACGTCTTGTGCCGCTGTAGGATCACCTGCACCAGTGATCTTATTAGTGGACATGGCAATAGCACCAGTCATTGTACCACCAGCAAGAGGTAGCTTAGTGGCAATGCTGTTAGTTACTGTAGTAGCAAAGTCAGGGTCATCACCCAAAGCTGCAGCAAGTTCGTTAAGAGTATCAAGTGTACCCGGTGCTGAGTCTACAAGGTTAGATACCTGTGTGTCTACATAGCCCTTAGTAGCTGCATCATTTGTATTGGTAGGTGAGGTAAGGTTGGTGATGGTAGCAGTTGTGCCAGCATTCATGTTCAGTGTGCCATCAATGGTCACGTTGTTGAATGTGGATGTACCAGCGGAAGTTACATTACCTGTGAGATCACCAGTGACATTGCCTGTTACTGCACCTGTCACGTTCCCTGTGACATTACCTGTTACGTTACCTGTCAGGTTAGCTGTAACACCACCAGAGGCAGTTACTGTAGTAAAGGCACCAGTAGTTGCAGAGCTTGCACCGATAGTGGTTCCGTCAATAGTACCGCCATTAATATCCGCTGTAGCTAGTGTAGCTTGACCAGAGGTAGACAGTGTAGTGAAGCTACCAGCGGCAGTACCTACAGCGCCGATTACAGTACCGTCAATGTTACCACCGTTGATGTCTACAGTGTTAAGTGTAGCTTGGCCTGTGGACTGCAGTGTCGTGAACTTACCAGTAGTGTGGCTAGTAGCACCAATAGTAGTACCATCAATAGTACCACCGTTAATGTCTGCAGTAGTTGCAGTCAGGCTGGTGTTAGCGTTAAGGGTAGTGAATGTACCAGCAACAGGTGTAGCTGAACCAATGACTGAGTTATCAATAGTACCAGAGTTAATGTCACCAGATGTAATTACTGTTGTACCTGTGGCAGAAAGGTCAACTGCATCAAGATCAGAGAAGGTAGAAGTACCAGTTGATGTAACATCACCAGTCAAGTTACCTGTAACATTACCCGTTACGTTACCTGTCAAGTTACCTGTAATATTAGCTACGACACCAGCAGGGGCAGTAATAACACCAGTTACGTTAAGTGTACCAGCTACTGTAGCATTCTCATGTACAGCTAGTGTGTCAATGTAACCTACACCGTCAATGTACAAGTCTTTAAACTCAGCACCTGTAGCACCAAGGTCAATGTCGTTATCTGTGATAGGGCGGATAACACCATCACGTACACTGATCTGTTCTACAGGCACACCAGATACTTCAACGTAGAAGTCTACAGTGTTTGCACCTGTATTTACCTGTACTTTATTATTAGCGTCTAGGTCAGCGATCAGAGGTACGTATTCACCTTCACCTGTTGTACCGTCATGCTTGTGACCACCTGTCGCAGCAAAGGCATCACGCAGAGCGTTATACTCAGCGTTAATTGGGGCAGCACGTACCGTTGCTGTAGGGATGATGTCTGCTGTAGATTGTCTTGTATAACCTGCCACGGTTTATCTCCTGTCTGCTGTGCCATACGTAAGCGTAATAGCTTGAATAGTATGACTTGCACTTTGATTATTGGTTACGTAACTAATAGAAACAGAGTTACCTGAGCCAGATACATTGGTTAGTTTTTTAGGTGAAGGGTTACCATCGAAGATGTCACCAGAGTCATAAATGGCTGTACCGTATAGTGCTGCCGCACCTTCTGTAGAAAAGTCATATGTAGTTGGGTTGTTAGTGTTTACGTCATCATAGTCATATGAAACACCTACAAAGACTTCTGTAGTACCTTCTGATCGTAGGTACGTGTGGATGTTATAGATATTCTTACGTATCTCTGGGTCTTCCATGTAGTAGTAAGGTGTTTGGTACAGACTAAATACGTCTTGGCCATTAAAAGATGTGCCACGCTCCTGCCTATGTACTTTACCTGCTGCATCACCGTGTATGACATATTCGTACTGGCCAATGAAACCACTGGCAACGCAGTTAGCCTCAATACCAATAAGCTGACTATACTCAAAGATACTCTGTTTGTTCTGGCTCTTACGTATAGCTCCAATCAAAGACAAAGAAGCATCATTCTTAAAGAAGAACCTAAACTGAGACTTACGTTGTATTACAGCAATACTAACATCTACAATATCTTCTGACAAGTAATAATTATCAAAGATGTCTTGTATTTCTTTAGATATAGGAGCAAGTTCAACATCACCAATACGGTCAGTACCAGAAATAGGGCGTATACCGTCTGGCCCTAAGAAGAGCAAGTCACCACCAAATTCCACTACTGTGTCAGGTGCTACGCAACCCAAGTTAGATGTAACGCTTTGCAATTGAAAGTCAGATAAGTTAGTACCTACAAGCTTCTTAATATTGTTTGCGCCAAAGATAAACAATTCATTACGGAACTTCTTAATGGCTGTAATAGTATAGCCTACATTAATGACACCCGAACCGTTAGCGGGGCTATAGTCTGTAGCATTAAGAGGAGCGCTAAAGTACAAATTATATGGATCAGTAGTATCACCAGCTAGGAATATGTGAGAAGAAAACTCTTCTGAAAACTTAGGACTGTTAGGTGCATTAGCATGAGTGATCTGCGTGTAAGTAGTACCATCATAGGTAGCTGCAGGGTTCTGCCCGTCTGTGAGAAGCATAACTTCGCCAGACCAGTTATAGTTAACAAACCGTACACGACTAACGTTTGTCATGTCAGGCGTACCAGCAGAAGTTACAGCATCCCAGCTAGAGGTGCTGTTGTTCCACTTGTGTAGATAGTTATACCCAGAAGAAGGTTTTCTGCAAGCGAAAATACCATCATTAATGTTACCATTTACGTTAACACCAAGAACCTGGCCCGTGCCTGTAACAGTACCAAAGTCATTCTGAAAGCCACTAATACGGCGATACCCACCAGATAGAGCAGGTTCATAGTTAATCATACGAATAGCACTGCCACTTAGAGCAGACGCTTGCGTGATAGGGTCTACGTTAGTGACCAAACCACCAGCGCAAACAGTAAGGTGCGTTCTGAGATTGTCCATTTAGAATGTACTTTTTGTTACAGTGTTATTGCGTACTGTAGAGTATAGTTCAGTAGGGCTATCCACGATAAGCCTACGCATAGTCTTAATACCTTTAAGGAATTTATCTTGATGTACATTTGCAGATTGCTCATTAGAGCGGAAACGCATCATGTACATCATAGCGCCATCCGTAATGATGTGTTTAAAACGATCAGGTATAATACACACATCCTCTGCCAAGGTTAGATCTGTAGGGTACTTCCAATAGCGATACTCTACTTCGTAAGCCTTATCAGGCACAGGAGTCACGCCAAACTTATCTTCCATAGTCTTGTATACCCTAGTGGGTACACCACGTCCATCTGAACCACTGCTATCCTCTGCAGCACGGTACATGCGTGTGTACATCTCATAGGTGAGTGCAGGAAGAGTACTAGGGGCAGCGCCCTCAACAGCTTTAAGATAGAATGTTTCCCAGTCTGCTTTAGAGAAGTCAGCGGGGAAGTCGTAAGTGTTAGTACCTGCAGCTAGGGTCTGTGTATACGTAACTAATGTAAAAGGCCACTCTTGTGCCTCTTGCAATATCTCACGTACAGATGAGTTAACAGCATCTTTAGCGATAGCTTGTACGTTTCTAACACCGTCAAAGTCGGACACGTTAATAGTGACTTCATTAAGCCTACGAAGTAAATCGTTTACCAGTGTAATGTAAGTTGCCATTTCATATGCCCTGTAATAAGAGGGAAGGGGCCAGCGTGTAGCCAGCCCCAACTCTAGGTAGTTTAAGCAGCGTTGTAACGTGCTGTGAGGAGTGCCTCTGGGCGCAGAATCTTGCGACCATAGAGGTGCATACCACGCACGATGTCAGCAAAGCTGTCTGGGTCACGGTAGTTCTCAACTTTGTTGATCTGCTCAGCAGAAGCAACAGCATCGTCCTGACCAGCTACGATAACACCGTAGTTAGTAGACTGTGCAGTTGTACCGGATGTACCAGCACCTGTACCAGCAGCAGGCAAAGCGTTGGACTGATAAACACGGAAGCCGTGAATGTTGTTCAACACCAGACCGTTTTGCAGGCCAGCACCACCGAAGTCACCGTTCAGCATACGTGAGTCTTCATCTTTCAGCATCTCAATAAATACTGGATCAAGAACAACCCAACGTCCACGTGATTCTACATTTGCTTGATCCATTTTACGAGCCATACGTGCAAGTACAGTCAATGGGGAAACAGTTGTAGCTGACAGGGCAGTTGCACCTGGCAAGCGTGGAGCCAATGGAACGGAATCGCCTGCAGTAGCTGTACCAGAGATGGTCAAGTTACCGAAGTCAGTTGCGTCCAAGTGGTTTGCAGTGATGTATTCACCAGTAGCTGTCAAAGCAGTTTGCTTGTCGCCAGCAGAAGTAGTGATGAAAGCACCTGCAGAAGTGTGACCTGAGAGGTAAGACAATACGTCTGTGTCCATTGCGTCTGCCATTTTATATGCAGCACGATCAGCGGCCAAAGATGTGAAGTCTACGTTTGCAAACTGCTCTTCAATGTCATCCATTTTGAAAGCAAAGTAGTTTGCTTGGTCAATGGTGAGCGAGAAGTCAGAGTCATCAAGCTTCTCTACTGAGATGCCTGTGTGACGCTGCAGAGCGTTGACGGTTACGTCTGGCTCTTTTTGAATGCGAACAGTATCGCCTTGGTTTGCAATTTCACCAAAATATGAATTGTTAGTGATTGCGTTAGTTACAGCAGAGCGGCGCAATGCGATCTGTGCTTGTTTGGAGTAAATAATCGGGGAGAAGTTCCCGTCAAATCCACCACCAGCGGTTCCAATAGCCATAATAATTCTCCTTTATAGATATGGCGTGAGATTTAGACACTACATATCCACAATAAAAGAGGCTCTTTGTTTTAGGGTAGTCAGCTTTGCTTCAAGGATGGCCGTCCTATCTGCGCTGGGCCTATACTCAGAGGTAGTTCTTCGTGTGGCTAGTGCTTATTGAAAAGCATGTACAGGCAGTTAATCCCTGACACTGTACATGCCTATAGTTTTATCTACGATACAAGTATTGTCAACTTATTTCTTTGATACATCGTAAATAAATTTACCAGAGCGCTGAGCATCAAAGATCTCATCCATGCGCTGCTCGTATTCCTTCATGGACATCTTAGCTACCTGTGACTCCCTAATATACTTAGCTGAATCATCTGTGTCAGGGGTAGAACGTCCTTTAGCTTTAACGGAGGATGCTGCTGCTTTATCAGAGCTAGACACCTTCTTAGTCTTAATACCTTGATCTGCTTTATAAAGATCAATAACACGTGCAACAGACTTAGCATCTTCACTGTTTTCATAGAGAGCATCCTGTACAACTTTAGGCTGTTTCTCTGCCCAAGTGTGGAATGCATCGTCTGCACGAATGTCGTGAAAGTCGGGGTGAAGTGAGACTAACTCTGCTTCTGCCTTCTCACGCTTAGCTGTAGCTCGTAGGGATTCAATCTCCTTTAAACGCCCATCTAGTTCTGAGGAACGCTCATTAGCTTTTTTATCAGCAATAGCTTCTACAATGCCTGCAATGTCTGGGTATTTCTTAGCCCATGCATCTACTTCATCTTCTGACTTAGGTAGTACAAGCTCATTCTTAGTAGCTGCCTCAAGCTGAGACTGTAGTTTATCAAGCTGTGCCTGAAACTCTTTCTCTTTCTCTTGAGTGTGTCGGCGTAGATCACCATAACGTTTCTTGAAGTTCTTCTCTTCAGCACTTAGATCTTCTTCTTGTGCTTCAGCTTTTGGTTCTTCTTTTTGTTTGGTAACACTCTCTGCCTGAACTGAGGGTTCGCTAGACTCTGAGCTATCGGGTTCCGCTTCAACAGCTTCTTCTTCTGTTTCATCTTGTGTTGCTCCTGCTTGTTTAAGCAGTTCCCGTAGCTCCTCCTCATCCCGCTGTACACGAGACAGGTTACGTTTGTGTGACATTGAGTCCGTTTGAATGGCTTCCGACATTTTATTCTCCTTATGTTGGGGCCAGCGTTATTGCTGGGTAGCCTTATTATTATATGGTAGTCTTAGTAGGTATTAGTCAAAGTACCCTGATTTAGAACCTGCAAGGCTGCCCTTCTTGGTTTGTGCGCCTAAGCCTGCAGATATGTTTCTTTCTCTAGTAGCTGCAGCAGCCCTAGCATTAGCCATAGCTGTTTCGTATGTACTAGTATCGTTGTCATTATTGGCGGAGGATGCGGCTGCAGCCAAGGATGCCTGAGCGCTTACTTGTGCTTGTGCTGCTGCTATAGCTCTTTCTTGTGCTGCTATTTGTGCATCAATCTCTGCTATTTTAGCCTCACGTTCTGCTTTCTTTTCAGCCATAAGTTTATTAATAGTATCTCTGCGTTGATCTGCAATTACCTTATCTTCAGAAGCCAAGAAAGCACTCGCGTTATCTGTTTCTGGTGTTGTAACTGTAGGTGCTTCTGGCTGATATACATATGGCTCAGGTGTCCCACCTTTAGTATCTAACATAGGAGAAAGACCTGCTAATGGGCCTTTGTAGTCTCTAGCACCAGGTTCATCATTTAAAGAGGTAAGCTCAATAGGTTCAGGGTCAGAGATAGGTGCCATACCCGTAGGCATTTCTCCTGCAAACGCTGCTCTTACACTAGCATCAATAGCTTCAGCATCTACCTGTGCATCAACGGCTTGAGCGGCTTGTTGGGCAGGTGAGAGGTAATCCCTACCTAGAACTTCCTCTGCTTCACTCTGATCTTTAAATAGCTTATCGGCTAAGCTTGGTTTGTCTGCTCTCTGTATTTCTAGGAGGTCTTCATAGAAAGTCTTATCATATTCAGATAAATCCTCTTCTTTAAGCCTGCGAGCTAATTCATTCTCAACCTGAGTTGCTTGATGCCACATAGCTGCTTTAACTGCTAGACCCGCAAAAGGGTTCAACAAACCTGCTATAAGAGGCATTGTACGCGGCGCTAATTCTTGGCCTTGCTTAACCATATCTCTTAATTCATCAGGTGTCAACTCTTTGTAATTTACAGCTACTGGTTTAGGCATGTCAGCGACAGTGGTATCATCGCTGTCTCCGCCCATAGGTTTAGCTTCACCTGCATAGACAGGTTGCTGTTGTGCAACACTAGACGCTGCAACGTTACCTTCTTCTGCCGCTTCTGCTTCAACAATGTCTGTGTCTGTAACAACAGGTACATAACCCTCTGGTATGATAGACATAGGCATACCATTAAAGAACATGATAGTGATCTCTTCCCCTGCAGGATTTCTATACTGACGATACTCCATAA